TACAAAAAACGAAATGATTGAAAGGATAAAACAAAATTCATTAGCAATAAAGATAATTACCAATATGCCATTTAAAATTAAATGGTAGATTAACAACTAAAATCCAGATAAGATGAAAGCAATGAATTTAGTCCTTTTGATTTTTGCCGTTGTAGATTTTCTGGCATATACCCTGATGATTTACTTCCGTTACGGGATAACGAGCTCCATATCATCAAGTATTCACCATTTGCCGGGATGGCAGAAAGCCTTTTATTCGCTTTTCATTCTTGGAATAGGATTCCCCATGATGATTGTGAGCGGTAATGCTCTCGGATTCCTTGCCGGAGCACTCCTTTGTTTTGACTTTGCAGCACCGGCGACACACGACGATAAGGTTCAGAACTTCATTCACACTGTCGGAGCAGATTTCGGCATGGGACTTGGAACACTGATGCTCGGAGCAGTTTATAAAATGTGGTGGCTCACATTTATATTTGTTGTCTTTTTGCTTGTTTCAGAACGCTGGAAATACAGGAACCATACCTGGTGGGTGGAATGTATTGCGTTCTTGGTTGTTATAATTGGATTTTTTATTAAAAAGCCATGGATACTTCAGGGATGAGGGGCTTTTGTTAATAATATTGTTAATAACAAAACTTGGATTGTGTTACAGAAACATCCTATCTTTGTATTCGCTATTGGTTTATTAAGCATAGTCTCACGGCTGAAAGTACCCGAAACAGATGAAGGTTAATCGGCCGTGACTTGTAAAAAAGGTTCTTTTCAAAATACATTATTCCATTATGCACGAAGACTTCCTGAAATTCCGCAAACTCTGTGAGGTCCTGAAAACAGAGAAGGGTTGGGCACAAAAGAAATTTCTATTAGAGCTCGATATTTCGCAGCCTACATTTAATAAGCTTTTAAAAGCAGATATTGAGACAATAAAATTCCATGCCTCTATCCTGGGAATAATTCAGGATTTCATAAGAAAACATATTGACGATCTGAATTATGCAGGGATCAGGCCGGATCCTGAAACGGTCGAGCGAATGAGAAAAGACCTTTCTAATTATCAACCTGCAGGCAATGAGAGAAAAGAGAATAAAGAACCCGGGTCCGAAATTGAACCAGAACCCGGCAACCAGTTTTTAGATCTTTTAAACCAGCTTTCAAAACTGATACCGGCAAATGTTCAGATCATAATAAACCCGAACAAATAGACGGGTTCAGCATGGAGAATTTTGAACTATATATATCCGCACCCCCGGAAAGACAGCATAACTATTTTCCCAAAGGTCACATTCCTTTTAATAAGGGCGTCCCGATGAAAGAATGGATGGACGGAAGGAAGATGAAAAGAGTCTTGAAATACCTTAAAATAGGGAGAAAATTAGGAAAAAAGGATCTTCCGGGGACAAATCGTAAAGCTATTGTCGGGATAAAAGACGGCAAATTATATCCTTTTGATAGTGCAGTTAATGCAGCAAGAATCCTGAAAACAAAAGGGATTAAAGTTAATAGCCGGAATATATGTGCAGTCTGCAATTGTAAGGTGGTTTACAATGGGAAGTATAGTTACATCCGCAAAAAGGCCGGAGGCTTTCAGTGGTTCTTTGCTGACCAGCCGGAAAAATACATGCAGTTATTATTTCTTAACAATTGATTTATTATTATATGAAGAATAAAAAACCTGATAAAAAATCAATTAAAAAGAAACCAATTGTTAAAAAAGCAATTCAAGTTAAAAAACGCAAGGCAGATCCTAAACGAATAAGCGGTAATAAAAGTCTTACTCCGAAACAAAAAATATTTTGCCGTGAATATATTTATGATTGGAACGCAACTCGTTCATATTTAGCTGCATATCCTAATATAAAAAATGACGATGTCGCAGGAGCGGCTGGATTCAGATTGTTAAGAAATGTTAAGATAAAAAATTACATTGCTGATATACAGAATGATCTGGAAAAACTTGCAGGAGTAAGTCGTCTCCGGGTTGTTAATGAACACATGAAACTTGCATTTTCATCTATTGCACATCTTCATAAAACATGGATTGAACGCAAAGAATTTGATATACTCACTGATGAACAAAAAGCCTGTATTGCTGAAATAGCTACAAAGGTTAAGACGGAATATGAATATGATCCCGATAACCCAAAAGTAAAAAAGCCAATAAATGTAGAATATGTCCGCGTAAAGTTGTTCGATAAACAAAAAGCTCTTGAAAGTATTTCAAAGATGCTCGGTTATGATGCACCTCAGAAAATAGACATAACAACCGGGGGCAAATCATTCCTTGAACTCATTCAAAAAGCCACATCTGATGAATCAGGCGATTCCAAAAAAGATTGAGATAACAGAAAGGGAGATAAATATTTTCAAGGGCTGGCAGCAGGACTGGTGCAAGTTTGCCAGAGATGTTTTTAGTGTCCGTCTAGATCCCGAACAAATAGAAATACTTCAGGCAGTACAGACACATAAAATGGTTTCTGTAGCATCCGGTACTGCAAGAGGAAAAGATTTTGTTGCAGCTGTCGCAGCTCTTTGTTTCTTATACCTGACACCGAAATTCAATTCTAAAGGAGAACTGATTGAAAATACAAAGGTTGCAATGACAGCTCCGACCGGCCGGCAGGTAAAAAATATTATGCACCCGGAAATAGTGAGGCTCTTTAATTCTGCAAAAGTTTTGCCTGGCAGACTTGTATCATGCGATATCAGGACTGAATATGCAGAATGGTTTTTAACGGGATTTAAAGCCGAAGATAATAAAACCGAGGTATGGTCCGGCTTTCATGCTGTGAATACAATGTTTATTGTCACTGAGGCATCAGGGATCAGTGAAGAGACATTTGCAGCCATAGAGGGCAACCTGCAGGCCAATTCAAAGATACTTATAGTCTTTAACCCGAATTCATCAGTAGGTTATGCTGCCAGGTCAATGAACTCCCCACGCTGGAAGTCATTTCGCCTTGACGATCTTACGGCGCCTAACGTGGTACAGAAGCAAAATATTATTCCCGGACAGGTCGATTACGATTGGGTGAAGGACAAAGTAGAGACCTGGTGCACTATAATACAGGACAGCGAGATAGATCTTGATAAGGGTGATTTTGAATTTGAAAGACGGTGGTACAGGCCAAATGATTTATTCCGGGTAAAGGTCCGGGGGATGTTCCCGGAAGTATCGGAAGATTCACTGATACCACTTAGATGGGTTGAGCTTGCAAATGAAAGATGGAATAAATGGAGAGAGGCGGGAGCAACACTGAAGGGCAAATACCGCAGGGGTGTTGATGTGGCAGGGATGGGACGCGATAGTACCGTATCATGTGACAGGGTTGGTGATGTGGTTAAAGGCTTCAACGTTCATCAGTCAAGTGGCAAAGCTGATCACATGCAGGTAGCAGGGAATATTACAAGCGATATAAGCATTATTGAAGAAGCTTTTATTGACACGATAGGAGAGGGCTCCGGAGTTTACAGCCGGTTAGTTGAACTTGGATTTGAGAGCAAGGTTTATTCAGTTAAATTTTCTGAGTCTGCTATTGATCTGCATGATATCACAGGACAACTTTCATTCGCCAATATGAGAGCCTACCTGTTCTGGGCTATCAGAGACTGGCTCAGTCCTGTCAACAAAATAGAATCATGTCTGCCCCCGGATCCACTGCTGACACAGGAACTGATTGAAGTCAAATATGTTATTCAGAGCAACGGCAAGATAATCATTGAACCCAAAGAAGATATTAAATCCCGCCTGGGCCGTTCAATAGACCGCTTTGATGCACTTGCAAATACATTTTACCCGTACATACAGAGCGAGACGAGAGTATTCCCGGAAGGGAGCCTGAAAACATATAACGAATTACCACCGGATGAAAAGGACGATAAGGGTGAAACGGTTATTAATTACTTCACGATAGCTTTTGCGCGTGCCGCAGATGAAAGCATGGATTACTTTGCAATGCCAGTGGCAAGGGTTTATCCCGGGAACAGGGTTTATGTAATCGACGCTGTTCTTGAACTTAACAATCTCACACTTCAGAAAGATCAGCTTCTGGGCAAGGCTAAAGAACACAATATCAAAAAGCTTGTCATTGAGACAAATAGGGAGGGAGTCAATTTCATGCGAAGGATAAGAACCCTGCTTCATGGCATCGAGGTCTTTGGCCAGTATGCCAAATCGAATAAAAGAGAGATGGCCCGCATACTTGCCAATGCCGGATTTGTGAAGATGTATTTCTATTTCCCTGAAAACCCGAACCCGACTTTGCAGACTTTCATGAACCAGGCTTACAGGCTGATGAAGACTTCTATTAAGGAAGATGACGCAGCTGATGCATTGACAGGGCTGGCAGCATACCTTGAGAAATATCACGGGATGTTTAAAGAAGATAACCAATAAAACTAACTAATATGGTAACAAAAAAAGAATGGGGAGAATTCAGGAATACTGGCTTACTCCTATTTATTAATCAGATACTTCATGTATTTGGTTGGGCGATTGTATTTGAAATTGATGAAGAGATTATTAAATCTGTTTATCCAGCAAGGGTAAAGTTCAGGGGATTTGATAATGATAGTGTTTCTGAATGCTATTCAAAGATAACCGATTATTTAAAAGATAATATTGAAGAGTTATCTAATGAATCAAAACTAAAATGACAACTAACCAAAAACCATATTAAAATGACAATTGAGATTTATGTACACGAAAAAGACACTTCCCGGGATCTTACAAAAATTATTGATGTCACCGGGAAAACAATTGAAGTCGAAACAATATGCTATAATAATGGTGATGAACGGCTAAAACATATAGGACAATTATCTCCAATTTGTTATGGAACTCCAGTACAATTAACTGGAGCAGGATCACTGATATACTGCTCTTTTACAGATTCACAAGGTAAGAAAGATGATTTTATTATACTTCGTGGATGGCTAAAAATTAAAGACAAAGGAGGACTTGTCAATGAATTTAGTAATTTTTAAATCAAAGTAATAACTAACCAAGACAAACGATATGAAAGAATTATTAGGAATTGTGCTTTTTATTATGGCAACTACATGTTTCATTGCCGGATTCATTTGTGTAATAAGGGCGTTGACCCCTAAAATAAAGAAACTCCTTTACAGGATTCTTAGGAACGACATGATTAAGAGACTTAAAAGGCAAGGGTTTAAAGAACCTGATATCAATACTGCTTTATTGGCATTTGGATTGTCACCAACGAGCAATACATTTACTATCCACTTTGAATTACGTCCTGAAGTCTTACAAGAAGAAATTAGAAAGTCCAAAGACACCATTACTGATCTGCGGAGCATGTTAAAGATTAAGGCGGAAGAGTGTGAACGACTTAAGAACCCGCCCCATGAACCAAAATTCAAAATAGGTCAGACAGTCGGTAAGTTTGCTGTTTCTAAGACGGGAACCTCGGAATGCAATCCCTATGAATGTGTTGATAAAGACGGGGATATATTCCGTTTTACTGAGAATCAGATTGAAGCAATGATGAAACTTAACCCGGAAAGCAAATGACTTGTATAGTAGGATATATTGATAAGCAGAACAGAAAAATCTACATGGGTGGTGATTCTGCTGGTGTTGGAAGTTATAATATCAGGACTCATAAAGACCCGAAAGTTTTTATGAGACCGCCCT